GTTATGGTCGGCCGCGCCCACAGTTTTGCGATTTGTTATTAATCCGCCCTTCTGGCAAACCAATTGGTTTCGGTTTGTTGCAATTTTGGCAATGGCATTGGCTGTAATGGGTTATATACGTTACAGGACCAGGTTTTTACACGAACAGAAACGCAAATTAGAAATTCAGGTGCGCGAACGTACCATCCAGATTGAAGAACAGAAGGAAAAACTTCAGGAACAAGCTGAAACGTTGCTCCAGTCGAATCATGTATTGGCCGAACGTCAAACATTGATCGAAGGTCAAAAGGTTGAGCTTGAGAACCAAAATCTTTTGATTGCAGAACAGCGCGATGAAGTTATCGAGTTGAATAAAAAAGTAAACCTGATCAATCAGTTACGTTTGCGGTTTTTTACCAATATTTCGCACGAATTCAGAACACCGCTCACGTTGATTCTCGATCCATTGGAATTGCTATTGAAAAAGACTGATGGCGACACTGAAACCGGCCAGACACTAAAATTAATCAATCGTAATGCGCAGCGACTACTGCATTTGATCAATCAATTGATGAATTTCAGGAGAATCGAAACCGGCATTTTCCGTATGGATTCAAATAGTGAATTTACCCTGTGTATATCCACATCTAAATCCTCTTTTTGATTATGAGTTCTATTTATTAAACATATACAATCTATTCTACATTTTTCATTCACCGATTCTATGGTGTCCAACTTATCATCCACAAATAGTGAGATGTGATATTTCTTGCTAAGCGCCCGGATAGCCTTAACTTTATCTTTCTCAAAGATAAGCTCATCAAATTTTATTCCTCTATTTAGCAAGTAGAGGTAGGTATCTTCTCCGAACTTTTCTGGTCTAGCGGTTAAGAATATTATTTTGTATCCTTTCACTAGACTAAAATGATTTATAGCATCCTCTACTCCAGGAAGAATAGGCAACTCATTGTACATCCCATGATTCTCAAATCTTTTATATAGTTCATAGAGTTCCTTAGGTAGGTCCCATTCCTTGATATCTGACTCTATAAAATTTGTTCCATATATCCTATTGTTTATCTTGCATAGAAAGTCAGAGAATCCTGCACATGTATCATCAAGATCTAGTATCACTGCTTTGGGTTTAATTTTCATTTATGACCTCCGTAATTCCATAAAATTTAACTAGATCTGATATTCGTTTCTCCAATTCTGGAGTCATTCCTTGTATCTCTCCTAAGAAGGTATACATCGCTATTAGGGGGCAGTAGGTATAAACTGCTACTTCTCCAGCAACTTCTATAGGATCTTTACCTGGACATCTCCGTAGACCCGCGATCAGCATCTGCTTGTTAGCTCTATAGTCTTTTACTTTGAATTTCATCTACTACTCCCAGTATGTATATTTATATTTAAGCTCAGGAAAATAAATCTTCATCAGTTTTGCAGCTTCCTTCTCCACATAACGCTCAACCCTCAATTCCATTTTCTTTCTATATAAAGTAAAATCCTGCTCAGGAGTATGGTACTTAGCATACCGTTTAGTAGCTACGCACCAGGCATGTATCAGTTCGTGGAAAAAAGTAGACCATAGATCTTCTTCGTTATAAATCAAGACCCCGTGTAAATGAATCATATTCTTAAGAGGGTAATATGCTCCGCAATGATCCATTTGTATGTTCCACTTTACTTTACAATTATAATCTTTAGCTAGATAATTTATTAAATCAAAGTGTAATCTTAGATTTTTTATTGGTTTCATATATAGAGCATATCATACTTTTGATAAGAAAGCAAATTTATTTATGAATAATAGCAGACTTGTTTATATTAATCTATTCTTTTGTACCAGGCTATGATTAGTACACACATTAATCCAAAGGTATATTTGATTATTAGAGGAGTATCTCCTAGATGAGATACGTAGGCTAAGGATAAGGTCTTATCTAATAGCCATAAGCCTATGAACCAAGCACTAACCCCTTTGCTACAACCCCTTTGAATGCTTCGCAGGACCTGTGGCAATGAGTATACAGAGCCTGAGATAATCATAAGTACCGCGATTAGACTCCACATATTAGTTTAAGTCTTCTCGAGAATTATTTATAGTCTTAACAAGACCAGAAGTCTCTACCCTTAAATCCTCTATAGCTTTCTTCAGTCTATTATTAGCATCTATTATCATCTCTTTTAATGCTAATTGTCGTTTCTCAGGATCTCCCCCTGCTTCTTGTAGTTTTTTATTTATAGTATTTTGATAATGGGCATATTCTGGATTTTGTAGCAATAGATCTTCGATCAGTTCTTCCAGTCTTAACACCTCAGGGTCTACTATTCTTAGTTTAGTCATTTTAAACTCCTATTAATTTGATAGTATAGTAGCTAGTATTCCTATTGGAAGTCCTATAACTAGCCACATAGCTACTAATATTGATATATATAAAACAAATTGATTAACGTTATTCATACTACACCCTCTCTATAACATATATTATAAATAATAGCCAGCCAAATAGTAATATCAGATTATTAATAAACATGTTATAAATCCTCCTCTCCATGAACATAACCAGAGTAAAAGTCTTCATTTCTGTAAATATAATAAGCGTAGTGCTTCTCTAAGAATTGATGTAGTTTTAGGATCAAATCTTTAGAAACTCTTTCAGAATCCCACCAGAAGCAATCGTTGTATATAGACATAGTCCTGCTTTTATTCATATCATCCTCAAACTCATATTCAAATTTCTTTGGAAAGACAAACAGAGCCTCATCAATTGCATCTAGAAGACACTCCACCTGATGCTTGTCTAGGCTGTAAATACCACTATCCCAGGGATCTATAACTAGTTCTAGTTTGTCTGTTACTTCTAAAGTAAATTTTCCCCATTGAGTTTTATTATTCATTTTTATTCTCCTAGTACATATTATAGCATAAATCTTAATGAAAAGCAAATTTATTTAAAATATTGAAGGAAGTTTGTAGACTGGAACCGCAGTTATAAATTCTTTATTTAATACTATAGATTTATCATTTAGGTAAGCTTTAACTTCTTGGATTTCTAAAAATAACATAGTTGTAATGCCCAAATTAGCTAAGCAGAACAAAACTATTAAAGTTGTTTTTATATTCATTGCAAAATAGCCTCCATTATCATAATTACTAAGTATGGAATACTATATAGAACACCAAATAATAAGCCGAAATATATAATAGTTTTCATTCAGAGTCTATTGCCTTTAAGATATGAATCTTTCCACCAGACAATATCAATATAAACTTTTCTCCACAAGAACAACATATTTGCTCGTAGTCTGTGTTTACATCAGAGACCAGTATAGTATGCTCAAAGGTACAATATGGACATTCTACTATCAATCTATTCATTTTATAAACTCCCTATGTTCACAGACAGTACACAGTGTTAAAGCTCCATTTTCAAATGTTATAGTCTCCGTTGGAGCTCCGCACTTCTCACACCTTTCTACTTCTTCTACTTCTATAATTCTATTTAATTTTGTATATTCTTTTAAATCTTGAGTCTCGTCGTCTAAGGATTCCCCCTTCTTTCTAATTCTAGATAGTTTGCGCTGCAGCAACTTATTTCTTCTAGAGAGCTTCTCTACTTCTGCTTTTAGTTCTTCTATCTGCTTTAGAAGTTCCTCTGACATAGCTATTCCTCTGTTATAAGACTCATTACCTATAACTAGTATAGCATACTTTGTATCTGAAAGCAAGTTTATTTATATTTTTTAAGATAAACAATAGTTTTTTCAAGAATAGATATATCTTCTTGACATATGCCTACTAACCTATTACAGTTTCCACACAATAAGCCTCGAACTCTAAGTTTCCCTTCAAAGTAATCATGATCTACTGCCAAGGCTAAAGTTTTACCGCCTCTAACTGCTATCTCAGATCCTCCACAATTTAAACAAACACCACCTTGCTCTGTAAGCATTTTATCATAATCATCTATAGAGATACCGTATAGACTCCTAAGCTTTTTGTCTTTATTATGTCTTTGCACCGAAGGGATTCCGTTGTGAATTTGTCTTGTTTTACACCTCCGCTCTGAATTTTCTAAAGCCCATTTTGCTGAGATTTTACCAGCACAAACTTTACACTTGCTACTTAGCCTATCGCCCCTACTTGAATCTTTGGTGAACTCTGCAACTGGTTTTCTTAGCTTACAGATTGTACATCGTTTAGTTTTACATTTTAGCATAAAGCATCCTCATATATTTTTTTGATTTCTTAGTGTTCTCACATCCTTTACGCACACCACAGTTGAACTTTGCTTGCCACTTGTCACCCAATTTAGATTCATATCTATCTTTAAACCAAACTAATATTTTGATACCTTGTTCTAAACTATAAACATAATCTGTTGTTAGCCTCTTTTTGTCTAAGCCGAGAGCCTTGATGTTTTTTTCGTTAATCTGTAGTAGCCCATAATCCTTGCTTCTTTTATTATAAGCAGATACTCTACCCCTAGACTCAACATGAATAACTGCTCTAACTATTTTCGGAGATATCCTATATTTTCTTGATAATTTATCGACAATATCCGATGGAGTTTTTTGCTTAACAGGTAATTCAACAGCTATGCTATTTGTCAGCATCAATGATATAAAAGCAATAAATATTATTTTGATCATTTGTACCTCCAGCCAAATCTTATCATATTTTTTTAAAATAAGCAAATTTATTTATGGACTGCATAAGCATAAATATGGTATACTATAACAATAAAGCAAATGGAGAGGTAAAACATGAGTAAGTATTTGGATTCTAAGCGGTTCAAAAGACTGCAGAAAGAGTGGTATAATAAATTGGCAGCTTCTGGATTTGAGGATGCTGAGCTATTTAATGAGACTTTTGGTAACGCAGATCGCTGCTACCTAAAACGTCCTAGCTTTAAGTGGGCGCTTAAGTGGGATCCCGTCATCTTCGAACACTTCCGAATCGCAAGAAATTTCTTAGCCCACGGGGCTTTTTCGTCTATTTTGGACAAAAGAATATGGGAATTGTACGCTGAAGGGCTTTCAATACGTCAAATTGCTGCCCAACTCTCCTCAGAAGGACATACTACCTCCGCCTTTCCAGTCTTCACACGCCTCAAGCTTCTCAAGGTTCAAATGTATTTATTCAATAAAAAGCATGAAGAGGGGTTTGATAATGAATAAACGAATTATATTGCCAGAGAAAAGGGCGCAGATAGACACTTCTCAGGTCTCAGTAATCCCTAGGATCGACGCCCTACTTAATGATGCTTTGATCATCATGGGCACAGAGCTTGCAAGATATAGGTCGAAGGTCCAAAGAGGCGCTAGCCTTGATCTCAAGGAGTCCAGGTGTGTTAAGGAGATGGTAGAGTCTATTGTTAAAATGAATAAAGAAAGCCGCGAAGCCGCAAGACAGCAGGATTTGTCTAACTTAACGAATGAAGAGCTCCTTCAACTAGCTACTGAGCTTTTAAATAACAAGTCCGCAAAGGAATCTATTAACAATGACTAAAACTAATAAGAAGCTTTATGATGCTGATAGATATAAAGCAAAAAAAGAAAGAATATTACAACAATCCAAGGATTATTATTTATCTAATAAAGAAATAATACAAAAACGGCATAAACAGCATTTATTAAATAATAAAGAATATTATAAAGAATATTCTGCTAGGCACTATAAGAATAATATGGAATATTATCGTAATAAACATTTACTGAGAAGCTACGGGATTAATAATGAGATGTATGAAAATATGTTTAATCTTCAGAATGGAAGATGCGCCATCTGTCAAGAATCTGAAACTTGTTTAGATAGAAGAACTGGAAAAATAAAAAAATTAGCTGTGGACCATGATCACAAAACTGGAGAAGTTCGGCAATTAGTATGCTCTAAACATAATAGAGGAATAGGTTTATTTGAGGAATCCCCTGAATTATTACGAGCAGCGGCTGACTATTTAGAACGCCATAAGAAATAACAATTTGTAAAGATTAGAGATTAATATAATCCAACAGTAACCGAGGATAAGTGAAATGAATGCTAAAGAATTTTGCAACGGAATCTATAGAGACTTAGTCGCCCGACTAGGCGAACTAACTATTCAAGAAGAACTAATCGTAAAAGAGAAATCAGACATACAAGCCCAATTGAGGCTGCTTAATGCTTTGAGCCCTGAGCTCCAAAAGCAGGAAGAGTCTATTAAGAATAAGGCTACATATCTGAATAACGCAGAAGGTTGTTAATATGAAAGAGCAAATAAGACTCCGCCCAGCTAACGAGGAGGATATACCGTTCATATTCAGCGCCTGGCTTAAATCTTTCCGAACCTCGCTATTTGCTAGGAATCTCACAAACTCCGTCTACTTTACAGAACACCATAAGGTCATAGAGAAGATCGTTAAGAATGCACACGTTATCGTAGCCTGTAACGACGCTGACCCTTCGCAGATCTATGGTTGGATATGCGCCCAGGAAGTAGATGGTATATTTTGTTTGCACTACATCTACGTTAAGCATCCATTCCGTAAGATGGGATTAGCTAAGATGCTTATCAACGCCTTCGAGCACGGCAAAGACTGTGCAGGGATTTATACACACCACACCCGGGTATTTGAGATACTAGCCATTAAACTTAATTTGATTTATCATCCCTATATCTGGGCAGGACCAAGTTTTCTAAATAAGGAGACTAAGGATGAGTAGAAAGATTAACGAGAATCACATAGACATATTTCACTCTTGCCATATACATATCCCTACTAGAACAATCTATATGGGACAGGAGACTAATCACACTATGGCAGAGTCTTTCGTAAAGAATCTACATGTGCTAGAGTCTATAAATAAGGAACCTATAGTTATTATTATGAATAATATCGGCGGAGACGAGTATGATGGTATGGCGATCTTTGATGCTATTAAGGCTTGCGAGTCCCACGTAACTATCAAAGTCTCTGGAAATGCTATGAGTATGGGCAGCATTATACTCCAGGCAGCTGATGAGCGCCTTATGTATCCTAATGCTAAATTTATGATACACTATGGATCTCCAGTTCTAGTAAGCTCCGAAATGTCTACGCAAAACAACTATAGATGGATTGAAGAGTCTAAGAAGTTTGATAAGCTGATGGAATCTATCTTTATGAAGAAAATTAATGAGAAACTTCCAGAGTTTAAGCTTTCTCAGTTGCGCAAACTGCTAGAATTTGATACAATATTATCTGCTGAGGAAGCCCTTCAGTACAACTTCATAGACAAGATTATAGGAGAGTAAGCAATGGAAAAGAAGTATGCTATGCAAGATCCCCGCTTCATACAGATTAAGCGAAATCTTAAGATGCGTAGTAAGAATGAATTGATCTTTCTACTGTTCCAGACCCACACATACCTTGAGCAGTATAAGAATGGATACCTAGAGTTAACTGAGAAGATTAAAGAATTGACAAAGGAGCAATCTAATGAATCTAGCACTAAGGATGAAAGCAATGTTATTGAGTCTAGCCCTAAGAGTGAAGGAGTTGTTAATGAATAAGATAGGTAAAGTATGTTTATTAGTCGTCGCCATATCTTTAGCAGTAGGCGGCATAGCTATAGTTAGAGAAGACTCTCGTACGAAAATCGCCCCAGTCGTAGCTGCTACAAAGAATGTTATATCTTCAGGCGATAGTGCAATTAGATTTGTCGATGTTTCTGATACTGAAAAAGTAGTAAACGAACTTAAAGTTTCCTCTGTGGTAAAAGCTCCAGTAAGAAAGTTAAGGTTAGAAAAGAGAAATACTCTTTATTTATATGAGCAGATTACAGAAGATTCTATGTCTAAATTGATTAGACAGGTAAAGAGAATGTCTGATAAATTGATGCCACAGGAACCCATAGTCCTAGTTTTAAATACCCCAGGCGGAGATTTAGAAGCCACCCTAGCATTCTTAAAGTTTGCTAAGAGCATCCCTAATAAGATAATAACTCTTTCCCTAAAAGCAGCTTCGGGTGGATTTCTTCTAGCTCAAGGCTTAGATACACGCTTAATCACCGATCGTAGCATTATGTGGGACCATTATGGATCTGTTGGAGGGGTAAGTGGAACGCCCTTTACTTCTTTTGAAAAGAATGTAGCTAATGTACGAAGGAACTTTGGAGATAGAGCCAAGATAATTATGGCAAGAATGAAGTTATCCTTTAAAGAATATCTAGACATAATGCACGATGACCTCCTGCTTAATGGTACAGAAGCTTTGGTGGTAAGAGCAGCCGATGGAGTTGTAGATATTTCCTGTGAAGAAGAGATGATGGATTCTACATATGATTTAAGTTTTATTTTAAATTTAGGTTTTGTTAATCTTCCAATTAAAGCAAAGTTCGATGCTTGTCCTATAACATGGAATCCCATTTCGATAGAAATTAATGCTCCAAAAAAAGATAGCCCCTCCTCTAAAGTTGAAATGACTATGGAACTACAGAAGCAGATTTCTGAAAAACTTAAGAATGAATTTATAAAATAATAAGGAGTCCTAAATGAAAATTAGAGCAATTAAAACCTATCAATCCGTAACATTTGAAAAGCGATCAGAGAACTTTTTCTCCATTATACCCATTAGCGGTAAGCCAGCCATAGAGATAAACATGATTAAAGAACTTATGGCTATAGAGGTTAAAAGCGATAAAGACCATGTGATCATACCTTTGACCAATGTTTCTGCTATCCATCCCTGGATTGCTGAAGATGAGATCAATGCCCAGGAACGGGAGGACCGCAAGAAGCTTAAAGTAGCTGTTAATCCTAATGAGATTAAAAGACCTCGATAATGTCAACGATAGCCCGCCTAGCCGTATTAAATGAAATAAAACGTCGAAGAGAAGAGGAGTTAAATAAAAACTCCTTTTCCTTTGACACCTTTGCATTTGAAAAGCAGAAAGAGTTCTTTAAGCAAGAAGGCTCAAGATTTAGAATAGACACCTGCTTAAGTGAGCCGGGCATAACCTGCCTCTACATCACCCTAACTCGTGACAATGTTAGGCGTATTATTTGGGAAGATATAAAGCGCATTATTGAGGAGTTTAAAATTCCTTGTACGCTAGATAATCTCCGTTTAGAGATAAAGTTTCCTAATGGATCTAGGATTATAACTGGAGGAGCTAAGGATAAATCGGAGATTGAGAAATTCAGAGGCTTAAAGCTAAAGAAAGTCTATATAGACGAAGCGCAGTCTATGCGTGATCATATTAAAGAGCTCATCAATGATGTACTTATTCCTGCACTCCGAGATCTAAGGGGAACTATGTATCTTACTGGAACCCCTGGACCTGTAAAGGCTGGAGCATTCTATGAATATAGCCACAACGACCACTGGCATAATGTATGCTGGACTGCCTATGAAAACCCCTTCATGCATAATCCTACAATAGGCATTGATCTTAATTTTACTTTGGCTGAGGAACGTAAAATAAGAGGTATAAATGAGACTGATGCTTCCTATCGCCGTGAGACCTTTGGAGAATGGGTAGAAGATAAAGATGCTCTAGTCATAAAGTATGATGAGGCTATTAATGATTTTGTGGAGCTGCCGAAGTCTAAGTTTGATTATATACTTGGAATAGATGTGGGCTTTGAAGATTCAGATGCTATCGCCGTCTTAGCGTACTCCTATCAAACAAATGAAGTTTACCTAGTAGAAGAGGTAGAGAAAAATAAGCAGGATATAACTGCTCTGGCGGAAGAGATCCGTAAGCTTAAGCGAAAATATAATCCAGTAAAAATGGTTATGGATGCAGGCGCCTTAGGTAAGAAGATCCAAGAAGAGTTGAGACTCCGCCATGCCCTGAGCATAGAGGCGGCTGACAAACTGCGAAAGCTTGAACACATTGAGTTTCTTAATGCTGATTTGAGACGTGGGGTGCTCCGTGTAAAGAAAAGTAGTTTATTCGCTCAAGACTCTAAGCTGGTAACCTGGGACAGATCCAACCCCGAGCAGCCTAAGATCTCTGCCGCCTACCACTCTGACATACTGGATGCAGTTCTATACGCCTTTATGCTTTGTAGGCATTATATAAAGGATGTCCCTGTTGAAAAATTGGATAAGTTCTCCACAGCTTATATGGACCAACAAGAACGGCTAGAGGCTGAGAGGATGCAGAGGCAAGTAGAGGATCCAGATATGTTTGCCTACGAGGAAGGTCTAGCAGAAGATGTTGAATCTATTGAGGATTTCTTCAGCGGCGGTGATGATTTCTAATAACAATCTAACAAGAATAGAGGTAATTTATGAATATTCAAGAACTGAGAGAACTTATGCAGTTGTGTAAGGATATGAAGGTTAAACATCTGGTCCAAGATGGAATCTCCATAGAATTTAGTGACTTAGCGTTCATTGAAAGCCTAACCGAAGAGCCAAGAAGAGAGATGACATTCAATAGTGATAAGACTTTTGCAGACGATGATAAGCCCTCTAAAGAAGAAGAAGATGAGGATCTATATTGGAGTTCCAGTAGATGAAACGATGCTGTACCTGCAAACAAAATAAAGATACTTCAGAATTCAACATCTCCATTAGACGTAAAGACGGGTTAGATGTTAGATGTAAAGTTTGCAGTAAGAAGTATTCCAGAGAGTATGCTAGGAAGAGGAAACAAGCGGACCCAAACTATGATGTTGACAGGACCTTGCTTGCTAGGTATGGGATAACTCAGGAAGAGAAAAATAGTATGTTACTTGCTCAAGATGGTAAATGCTATATATGTAAACGAGATATTGATGGACATAAGGTATATGTAGACCATAATCATACTACTGGAAAAGTTAGAAAATTATTGTGCCCTAGTTGCAACTGCTTAATTGGACTTGCGTTAGAATCTGAAGATATTTTGAATACTTGTATAAACTATTTAAAAGAACATAAGGAATAAATATGGGAATGTATAGCACTTTATCCGAATCCAATGGTAGCACATGGTTCCAACAACCAGATGATCAGATACATAATCAAGTTCTAGCCCATGTTAGCTTCTTAAACAATATTCAATCTTATAGAAATGCAGAGAACGTTAAAAACATGCGCCTCTATGGTAACTTTGATATCTTAGGTATTGATGCGTACAACTACATGAGAGTAGAATCTTCCTTCAACCTGACTCACCGAGTTACACTCAATATCGTACAGTCTATGGTTGACACTGTCGTCTCAAAGATCACCAAGAATAAACCAAAACCCACCTTCCTAACCGATGGCGGAGACTGGGATCTTCAACAAAGAGCCAAAAAGCTCAACAAATACTGTGAAGGAATTTTCTACTCTACCCACCTTTATCGTGAATCTACTATGGCGTTTCTGGACGCTTGCATCTTTGGAACAGGTGCCGTAAAGATCTTTAAGCACGACAACGAGATTAAAGCTGAGAGAGTTTTAGTAGACGAGTTGAAGATTGATGATTCTGAGTCTTTTTATGGAAAGCCTAGAACCCTACACCAGGTTAAATTTATTCATAAAGATGTTCTGAAAGGCATGTTTCCTGGAAACGATTCATATATAGAAGAATCCTCTACTTTTGAGACTGAGTATTCTATCAATAAATATTATAAAAATAAGCAGATGGTCTATGTAATAGAATCCTGGCACTTACCCTCTACTAAAGATGGAAACGACGGTAAGCATACAATATGTATCGCCAATCGAACTTTATTTGCTGGTGGATATGATAAGTCATACTTCCCCTTTATATTTCATAGATGGACAGAACGACCAATAGGATTCTTTGGACAAGGAATTACCGAGCAATTGACAGGTCTGCAGTTGGAGATAAATAAAATACTTAAGACTATTCAGATATCTATGCACCTATGTGCCGTTCCAAAATTATTAGTAGAGGCAAGCTCTAAGATAGTTACTGCCCACCTAAATAATAAAATTGGAGGAATTATAAAGTATGCGGGAACTCCTCCACAATATGCCCCCTTAGGTGGTGTACCTCCTGAACTATTTAGCCACTTAGACCGCCTATACCAAAGAGCCTACGAAATAATTGGAATCTCATCCTTGAGTGCTCAAAGTTCTAAACCTGCTGGTCTTAACTCTGGAAAAGCATTACGAGAATTTAATGATATAGAGAGTGAGCGCTTCATGGCAGTAGGTATGAGATATGAGCAGACCTTTTTAGACGCCTCTAATATTATTCTTGACCTAGCTAAGGATATTTATAAAGATACTGGAGAATTTGCAGTAAAAGTTAAGGGGCAATCTTTCGTAGAGACCATCGACTGGTCTGATGTGGACATGGAAGAAGATAAGTATATGATGTCGGTATTTCCTACGTCTGCGCTATCATCCACCCCTTCTGCTAGATTACAAGATGTTACAGATCTGCTACAAGCGGGGTTTATTTCTAAAGAAGATGGCATGAAGTTACTAGACTTCCCAGATCTAAAGTCTACTACTAATCTATATAACGCAGCAGTAGAAGATATAGAGAGAACTATAGATAAGATGATAAATACTGGAGAATATATGCCTCCAGAAACTTATCAAAATTTAGAGCTGGGAGTTCAGAAGATCCAGCAAGCCTATCTTCTATTTAGAGGACAGAATGCTCCAGAAGAAACTTTGGAGCTTTTAAGACGTTGGGTAGAAGATGCTAATGGATTATTGGATCGAGCTAAGCAGGAGCTAGCAGCACAACAAGCTATGGAGGCTGCACCCGCCCTCCCAGCTCAGCAGCCCCTTGCCGCTCCAGTAGCTCCGCCGCAGAGTGATATTCTGCCGCTCCCCACAGCAACCCCGCCAGCAGTGGCATAACAAATTTCCAATAATGATATATATGCTCTAGTCAGAGCGGGCAATTGCCCAATAAAGTAAAGAAAAGGAGAGATATTATGGACGCTTCCACTTCAGTGATTTTGAACTCGTTGACCCAGGCAGCTAATGG